CCAACCCCTCAGCAACCTGACGCTGGCATATGTGCAAGAGCAAACCAACTTCATCGCTGACAAAGTGTTCCCAACTGTGGGTGTTCAGCGTCAGTCGGACAAGTACTACATCTACGACCGTGCGGGTATGAACCGCTCTGGTGACGTTAAGAAACTTGCCCCACGCACCGAAGTGAACCGCATTGGTCTGACACTGTCGAACGACAGTTACTTTGCTGACGTGTACGGTATCGGCATGGACTTCGACGAGCAGACTATTGCTAACGAAGATACTGTGTTGGAAATCCGTGCTGCTGGCGCACAGACCCTTGTAAACCGTGTCTTGATTGAACGTGAGGAGCAGTTTGCTTCTAACTTCTTCGCTGCTGGTATCTGGGGTACAGAAGCTACACCAGCTAACCTGTGGTCTGACTACACAAACTCCACACCAATCACTGATGTGACAACTGCTCGTCGTACCATGCAGCTTAAGTCTGGTGGCTTCAAGCCAAACACAATGGTTATTGGCAAGGAAGTCCGTGACGTTCTGATTAACCACCCTAACATTCTGGCCCGCCTGAACGGTGGTGCTACTGTCACCAACACTGCACTCATCACCAATGCCAAGCTGGCTGAAATCTTTGAGGTAGAAAACTTCTACGTCATGGAAGCTGTGAAGAACGGTGCTGTCGAAGGTCTGGCAGAAAGCAACTCCTTCATCGGTGGTAAGAACGCTCTGCTGGTTCACGCACCTCGTGCTGCTGGTCTGATGACCCCAGCTTCGGGTCTGACCTTCGCATGGAACAACATTCCAGGCGCAAACAACCTCGGCATCACTGTTGAGTCCTTCTCGGACGATGCACTGAAGCGTCAGCAGGTTGCAGAACACATCCAAGTTAAGATGGCATACGACATGAAAGTTGTTGGCGCTGACTTGGGTTACTTCTTCTCTGCCGTTATCGCTTAATTAGCGTTACTAAACTAATGGAGTGTCCTCAGTCTTCTGGGCTGGGGTCACTACCCACCAATAAAAGAACATAACAGTATCCAAACACAATGGAGTAGTCCTATGCACCCATCATATCTGGGATGGCAAGTAGATTGGCCCGTCTTCGTAAAGCAGCCACTATCTGCCGACAATAAGAATTGGAAACGTGGAGAACATTTTAACTGGTTAGAGCGAGGGTTGAGTGAACAAACTGTGTCGCTCCTCTATGCCACTGGTTTTATCTACCACAACACAGAGTTTGAAGTCCAAGCCAAAGTAGGTGATCGCCTGTCAGAGATGTCTGGTGCGCAACTGAATACCCTAGTTGGCTTGATTAACTCTGAGGTCAAGAGCAGAACCTCTAGCCTAGACGAATACAAGAGGAAGAAGTGTCCTCAGTCTAAGATTGATACAAAGCAACGTGGTATTATTCGTCGCTTCCTGAATAACAATGCTTGGATCACAGAAGATTTTTACCGTATTCGTGACGGTATTTTAGGCGATTGATAATCGAAGGGATGCCCAAATGAGTTGGTCGTATGATTCTACTGACCTAGACACTACAACAGCCTCTGGGCGTCTCAACTCTGTCCGTCTTCTGGTGGGAGACACTGACACACTAGACCAGCAGGTGCAGAACGAAGAAGTCCTCTTTGCTCTCTCAGAGAGTGGTGATAACGTCTACTATGCTGCTGCTTGGGCTGCTAGGGCTATCTCCTCTAAGTTCTCTCGGAGGGTCACGACAAGTCTAGGTGGCTCTCTCAGTGCTAACTACAGTGACCTTGCCAAGCAGTATAAATTCCTTGCTGATGACCTTGAGTATCAGGGTAAGACCTCTGGTGCTGTCATTGGTGTACTAGCTGGCGGTATCACCAAGTCTGGTATTCAGGCTGTTCGTTCTAACACTAATCGTATCGAAGGTTCCTTCCGTAGAGATCGCTTCAAGAACCCTCCAAGTTACGACACACCAGAGTATGAATGAGGAGCTAGAGCATGACCTTCCGCTCCTTTGACCTGTTTAATCTAGTGCGTGACTTTGGGGAAGACCTAACTCTGCGTAAGATTACCTCTGACGGTTCTTACGACACCACCACAGGTTCTGTCAATGGGTCTGTCACAACGGACTACACTGTCCTTGGTTACTTCTACAACTACGAGACCCTCAACGTAGATCAGATACGCAAGGGGACACGCAAGTGTGTGATCTCAGCCCTATCTAATGTAGAGCCTGATGAAGACGACCAACTGCTAGGTAATGGGGATGCTGTATCCATTGTCTCTGTATCTACAATCTTTTCTGGTGGTGTCGCTATCTGCTACATTTGTCATGTAAAGGAGTAGGCCATTGGAGTTTAGAACTAAGGTAAACAAGAATTCGGTCTCAGGTAAACTAGATGCCGCTGCAAGTGAAATCGAGGGTGAGGTTAAGGATTACCTTAAACGCATAGCTGACTCACTAATAGGCGAAGACCCAAGAGAGGGCGGCATAGGCGCAGGCTCACCCGTCGATACAGGGGCTTATATCACGTCCCACAGTTTTCAACCTACTGGTGGTAGGGGTGGCCGCTCAAGGAGTTCTACCAATAAGCCCAAGAACCAAAGCTGGTCGCAAAAGGCTGAAGAGGCTAGGTCTAACTTGTATGCTGATATTGAAGCCGCTGACGTTACAGAGGAAAGGGCTGGCATTTTTAGAAACCGTGCGCCTCATGCGGCAGCGGTAGAAAGTAAACACCTCGTTTACGCAAAAGTAAAAGACAGGTTCAGGTAATGGCTAGTATCTATGATGACATTCGAGCTGCCCTTGAGGTTAAACTGGGTTCTATCACTGATGTCCCTTCTATCGGTTGGGAGAACTTACAGTTTAGTCCCACTACTGGTCAGCCTTACCTAAAACCCCGACTAATTCCCACTCGTAGAGAACCTGCTGTCCGTGGCATTAACCCACAGATGTACTACCAAGGTATCTTTAGAATTGAGTGTTATGTCCCTGAAGGTGTCGGTCCTGCCGCTGGTGACGATCTTGCCGACAAGATTATGGAAGCCTTTGAAGCCACGACAGACGTAAGTCAAGCTGGCACTATCGTATCCATCCGTTATGCCGAAAGAGAACAGGCAGAGATTGATGGACCTTTTTACATGATACCAGTTAATATCGGCTGGTATATTTATAAATAATCCCCATAGGAGAAACAACATGGCCTTTGCACAGGGTTCGCGCTCCAGCTTGTCGTACATCGTAGAATCTACGTTTGGCACTACACCCACTGGTAACTTTACTAACCTCCCTTTCAGCACTCACTCTTTGAACCTCACTAAAGACCGTGTAGCTGGTAACGACATCCAAGCTGACCGTATGCCTCGTGTGGACCGTCATGGTAACCGTCAAGTAGCAGGTGACATTGCTGTTGATCTTCGTGATGCTGACTATGACGACTTCCTTGAATCAGCTCTGCTTAACACTTTCTCGACTAACGTCCTGAAGGTTGGCGTTACCCCTAAGTTCTTCTCCATCGAAGACTATGCCGCTGACATTGACCAAGCCCGTGTGTTCACAGGTTGTTCGGTTTCTTCGATGGCTATTTCCCTCGCCCCCAACCAGATGGTTACGACTACCTTCTCGATGGTTGGTAAGGACATGACCATCAGTGGCACACAGAAGACACAGGACGCTGCCTCAGGCGCTGCTCCCTTCGATGCCTACTCTGGTGACATTGCTATCGGTAACGTGGCCTCTAGCTCCGCTGTAGCCATTGTGACGGGCCTTGACTTCACCTTGAACAACTCTTTCGCACCCACCTTCGTTATTGGTGACGACAGTGCGCCTTCTCTGGAACATGGTCGTGCGGAGATTGAGGGGACTATCACCGCATACTTCGAGGATGCAGCCCTGATTACTCGCTTCCTGAACGAGACTGAGAGCGAACTAGAAGTGTCTGTGAATGACCCAACTGGTGCTAACGCCTACACATTCCTGTTCCCCCGCATTAAGATTAACTCTTCTGACGTTGGTGTCGATGGCCCAACTAGCCGTATCATCAGCATGTCTTTCGTTGCTCTCTATGATGCAACTGAAGGCACAAACCTGAAGATCACACGTACAGCAGTGTAAACAGATACCTAGCTGCTATAGCATCGGCCTCACGGCCTTAGGTAGGGGAGGCTCTGGTCGTCGGGTCTAGGTCTCCCCATTTATACTACCCGATAAACCCCGACATAACCCACAAACAAAGGAAATCCCGATGGACCTTATGAACCTTAAGCCTACCAGTGACACTGTTGAAGTTAAACTGGTGCATCCCAATACTGGCGACCAACTGAAGAACGACGACAAGACTGATATGACTATCACTGTCTACGCAAGCCATTCCAAAGAGTATAAATCTGTAATGCACGAACAGACAAACAAGCGTCTGAAGGCTATGCAGTCAGGTAAGAATAAAGACTTTACCTCTCAGGATATGGAAGAAGCTACTCTTACGTTGCTCTCTAAGATTACAGCTAGTTGGGATATTACCTATGGTGGTGAGAAACCCAAACTTACTGTCGCTAAGGCTAGAGAATTATACGATCAGGTGTTCTGGATTAAAGATCAGATTGAGGGAGCGTTAGCTGACTCTCTGGATTTTACGAAAGCCTAACTTGTCAGTTATGTGAGTGGGCTGAACATCAGTTCAAACTCAACAGGCCTGATAAGGATGGCATTTCAGAACGAGAACATCTTGAACAAGTAGAGAGGCAGATTGGACGTAGACCTGAAGCATTGGAACCCCCGACAGATTTTCCACAGCTTATGTCTCACGTCTGGTCTGCCTTTATTACTTTAAGCAACAGCAGAACACAAGGCTTTTCTGGCCCCAACCCGATAACATACGAACAAATCAAAGCATGGAAAGAACTGACTGAGACGCCTGTAGAACCTCGTGAGATTGAGGCTATAAAGCGTGTTGATACAGTTTATATGAGGGTAGCGAATGGCTGACTTAGCAATTATTGTAGACACTAAATCACTTGTTGACGCTAAGAACAAACTCACTGCTTTTCAAGACCAGATGGGTAAGACTAACTCTGTCTTGGGGTTGAGCCGTGCGCTAGGTTCAGTTGAAAGAAACGTAGAAGAACTTATTAAGGCCCAAGCTAAGGGCCAACTTAGTTCTCGGTCTTTTCAGCAGGGTCTACTTGAGCAGAGAAAAGCCCTTGAAGCTATGGGTATGTCTTCGTACATGGCTAGGCAAAGGGTGGAGCAACTTGCTGCTGCACTGAGGAACCAACAGGCGGCTAGGGTTGCTGCTCAGGCTGCTGATGAGGCCGCAAGGGCCACTAAAAGGCTTGCTGATAGACAGTTGGAACTCCGTATGCGGTTCCAAGAGGGCTACGCTAATTTTACTCGTCAGCGTGAAGCTATGCGTAGTCTCAGGGAAGCCTACCGCTCTGGCATACTGACCCTACAGCAGTATGAAGCACAACTAGCTAGGATTAGAGCAGCTAACCTAGGTAACGTAAGGGGAACTAATAACCTTGGTGTAGCCATGCAGCAGACGGGTTATCAGGTTGGTGACTTCATGGTGCAAATCCAAGGCGGGGCAAACCCAATGGTTGCTTTTGGTCAGCAGGCTACTCAGCTTGTCGGGGTACTTTACTTGATGCCGCCAGCAATGCTAGCAGCTTCGATATCTATCATGGGCCTTTCTATCTCGGTAGGGTTTCTCGTGATGAGCCTTGGTATCATTATCCCTATTGCAACCGCTATTGGCGCATACTTTATGCGAATGAGTGGCTCATCTAAAACCCTCAGCCAGCGCCTAGATGAAGTAACCTCGTCGTCGGATAAACTAAAAGAAACCTTTGAGCTTCTTAACGACCAAGAATTAGGGTTGAAGTTTGGCAACTTGACTGATGAAGTTAGGTCGCTGAGTTCTGCAATGCTAACCCTTGATAGTAACGCTCAACTAAAGAATTTCTCGGCCTTTCTGGATAAAGCTGAACGTGCTGCTAGTGTTAATGGGTTCGTTGGTGGGGTCAATCAATTCTTTAATGAGATGATAAACACCCCTACGTTTGGCCTTCTTGGCTCGTCTAAGGCAGAGATGGACGAGGAAACTTTTGCTGAGTTAGGTTATGGTATTGGTAGGCAACAATACTTGGGCTACATTGATGGCCTAAAATCGGCTGCTAATCAGGGCAACAGAGAACAAATTGTAAGGTTGTTTGATAACCTTATAAGTTCTCTTGGTAGCAACGTCACCCCAGCGGGATACCTTCTGGCTGACCAGATGAGAAAAATAGCCCTTTCTGTTGCTGAGATCACTGCGGAAATGAATGGCTCAATTGAAGCGGATAGGGTAGCTGCCCACCTAGAAGAAAAACGTGTAGAATCTATCCAGCTCTACTACGACAACCTAAAAAAAGTAAGCGACCTCCAGCAAGAGCGCAAAGCTGGCGTTCAAGCGATTCTTGATGGGGTAGATGCAGAGACAAAATCCCTTCAGGGTCAAATTGACTTAAATCGAAAGATTCTTCAGTTTGGTAGGGACTCTGCTGAAGTAAAGGCCAAAGAGGCGGAGATTGCTCGTGAGCAGTACCGGCTACAACAAATGTCAGAAGGTATACTTGGCAACAACCTGAAAACTTTAATGGGCACCTATGACGCATATGTGATGTCAGCTGCTCAATTAGAAGCATCTGAGGAAAGTTCTAAAGGTCTAGCGGACGCCCTCAAAGATGCTGCTTCGGCAATGTCAGACCTGCAAAACACGGGAGACCTTGACGCTAAGTTGGCAGGTCTGGTCGCAAGACTTGATGCTGTTAGAACAGGTGCTAATGAGGCTGCTGCTGGACTTGTTGCAACGGAGACATATAAGGCTCAAGCTAGTCTAGATGCCGCCCTTACTGGTGGTAACGATGCCATAATAAGAGATGCTCAGATTGCTTACACTGCTAAACTGGAGTTAATCAACGCGGTTGGCGTAAAAACAACTGCACTGGAAGACAGAAAAGAAGCTAACAGGGAATCTAATAAAAAAGGTCCGACATCTGAAACTAGTCAAGAAGCTCTCGACAAGTTGGTGCGACAGACAGAGAGTAGGCGTAGGCTGGTTGACCTGACTGAGGAACAAGCACGTTACGAAGAGCTGCTGTTCAAAATTCAGGAGACTAGTGCTGGTAAGCGTGACCCCCTGTCTCAAAAAGAACTTGAAGTCGCAGCTAAGAAAATCTACCTCATAGAAGAACAAACTCGCGTTATTGAAGAGCAGAATAAAGTACAGGAAGCTCTTGCAAGCACCATAGAAAACTCTATGGAAAATGCTTTCATGTCGATGGTTGATGGTACTAAGAAAGCTAAAGACGCCTTTAGGGATATGGCTGCTGACATCATCAAAGAACTCTACAGAGTACTTGTAGTAAAACGTATGGTTTCTGGTATTACATCTTTCTTGGGTTTCGCTGATGGGGGTACCTTCTCTGGTGGCTCTCAAATCCAAGCCTATGCCAATGGTGGTGTCGTTGGTGGACCCACAACATTCCCTATGGCTGGTGGTAAGACTGGCCTCATGGGTGAAGCTGGTCCTGAAGCTATCATGCCACTAAAGCGTGGTGCTAATGGTAAGCTGGGTGTTCAGATGGAAGGTGGTGGTGGAGACACTATTGTCGTCAACCAATCGTTTAACTTCCAAGCCAATGGTGACGACAGTGTAAAGAGGATTATCGCACAAGCTGCACCTCAGATCGCACAGATGACCAAGAAGTCTATGATTGATGATCGTCGTCGTGGTGGACAAATGAAAGCTACTTTCGGGTAATAGGGAAAGATACTAATAGATGGCACTCACATACCCACTAAATCAACCAACCACTATTGGTATCGAAAGTATTGAGTTACGGGCTGTAAATGCTGTAGCTGTCTCTCAGTCTCCTTTCACCTACAAGCAGCAAGTTATTTCTCACGGAGGGCAGAAGTGGGAAGCCTCAGTTACTGTCCCTTCTGTCCGCCGTGACTTAGCTGCTGAGTGGAAAGCTATGCTAGTAGGTCTTAAGGGACAGACTGGCACTTTCCTACTAGGAGACCCTGACTATGCGACACCAAGGGGTGATGTAAGCTCTTGCACACTTACTGGGGTAACTGGCGATGAGACTGTTACTGTCGTTATGACTGGGACACTAAAGGCTGGTGACTATATTCAGCTAGGGGGAGGTTCCTCTGCTAAACTACATCAGGTTCTTGCTGACCAGACTGGTAATGGTTCCCTAGAGATTTGGCCTGCATTAAGGGCTGACTATACAGGTGCCACGGTAGTGCTTGATTCCCCCAAGGGCGTCTTTAGGTTGGCTACTAACCTCACATCTTGGTCTATCAACAATGCTTCTTTCTATGGTATCTCCTTTGAGGCTGTAGAAGTTATAACGTAAAGGATAAGATATGTCAAGAGACCTGACCTCAGCCACAATCACTAACATATCAGAAGCCACAGTCTACCCATTTTTTGCTATTGAACTTAACTTTGACAGTGAGATACTGCGGTTGTGGACTGGTCAAGGCACACTTACACTACCTGATACGACACAGTGGATTGGCACAGGAACCTTACTTGACATCTCCGCTATTGAAGAGACCGCTGAAATGGCTGTCAGAGGCGCTACACTGACCTTGAGTGGTATCCCCTCGGAAATACTCTCACTAGCCCTCAGTGAGCCTTATCAGGGCCGTGTGTGCAACATCTACTTCGGAACATTCACTGGTGGTGACTTGACTACGGCACCTAGTAACTTCGATCAGATTTTCTCTGGTTATATGGACCAGATGAACATTCAAGATGGTGCTGAGACAGCTACTATTGAAATGAAGGTAGAAAACAAGCTGGTTGACCTAGAGAGAGCTAGAGTTGCTCGCTTTACATCTGGGTATCAGAAGTCTATCTATCCTAGCGACAAGGGGTTGGACTTCGTAGAAAGCCTTCAAGACAGAGAGATATTCTGGGGTCGCAATGCTGTCAGTTAAATACCAACAAGAGTTCCTTTCTCAATTCAAGAGTGATGCTCAAGAGTTGCTGGAACAAGATTGGGATGAGATTGAGCATAAGAAAGACCTGCGTAAGTTAAACCCAGATTGGTCTATCTACGAGTTACTAGAGAAGCAAAGTCAGTTGTATATCTTTACTTGTAGGGATGACTTAAAGCTGGTCGGTTACTTTGTCGTTATCATCACACCTAACCTACACTCTAAGGGAGACACCCTTGCTGTAGCTGATGTGATCTATCTGGACAAAGAGTATAGGTCAGGTCTGTTAGGCTATAAGATATTCTTGTTTGCTGAA